TTCATAAAGTAATCTTTGGCGCCCTGTGCCAGCTTGGGATCTATCAAATCACCAAACGATTCATTTGGCGATGGAGACCACAACACGTTACCTTCGGCGTCAAGGTACTGGCCCTCTGGATTCATTATGGTGCCGTCACTAAAGTAACGCCAACCGTACCCGGGCTCGCCTTCTTTGGCCATGTTGGGAACCTCTGTCGGGAAGTCTTGGCCGTAAAACTTCTGGGCCCCCTCTTCAAACGGAGACCAGATACGCTCGCCGTCCTGGTAGTACTCGCCCTCTGGGCTGATTACTACGCCGTTATCGTAGTACTTCCAACCGTACCCCGGGTCACCTTCTTGTGCCGTGTTCTCAATTAAATTTGCATCTTTAGTAAGATTTAATACTTCTTCTGTGCGATAGGGGGACCAAACCATCTCCCCCTCATTGTTGTAGTACTCGCCCTGTGGGCTCATGGATGTGCCGTCGGAGTAGAACTTCCAACCGTACGACTCATCTCCCGGCGTCGACAAGTTCTCAATCTCTTGAACGCGCGGCGACCAAATTAAAGCATCATCTTTAAAGTAATTGCCAAACGGATCAATTACGGTGCCGTCTTCAAAGTAGCGGAAGCCGTAACCAAACTCACCCTCTTGCGCTGCATTTGGAATTTCTTTTGTTGTTGACGTATCCGCCATTAAGTTACCGGCGTTATCTACCAATTGCCCCGCGGAGTTTATTGCGTAATTAGTACCTAGCCTAACTGCGCTTGTGCCAAGCGCGTTAAGGGCCATCTCAACCGGATCTCCGCCGGTTAATACGCCCGCCGTTGCGCCGGAGGCCGCAGATCCGGCCAGGGTTCCAACGGTGCCACCCCATGTTCCGCCAAGCATGTCGCCCGTTTGGGCAGCTAACATTGCATTTTGTGCTGAGCCAATGTCTGTTCCGTAGGTCATTGACGTGCCTAACTGGTCGCCAACGTATTCGCCAACACCTTGCGAAACGTACGTTATGGCCGCCGCTTTAAGCGCGTCGTCCAGGTCCCCGCCGTTTGCAACCACCCTGCCGGCGCTAACGACTGGAAGCAGGTACGGGGCGTATACGGCGGTGGCAACGCTTATCATAGTACCAATTGGATCTTCTAAGGCGGCCTTTACAGTTTTTTCAATATTGTCGGCAACGTAGCTGATTGCCTCGCCGGCGACGTCAATGATGTCCTGGCCAACGTCGCCAACAAACTCGATGACGTCGCCAGCAATATCGCCAACGCCTTCGGCAACGTCTTCAACTAAATCCGCTACGGCACCCATTAACTTACCCCGCCATTGGCGGACAGGCCGCCTGAATTTTTAGACCTAATTTGAGCGACCACTTGGATGGCGCCGCTGGGTAACCGAGTTGCTTTGTAACCCATTCCGGGGCCAGCATCTCGACCAATGTATTTAAAAATGTTGAGAAGACTCTCGTCGTGAAACACCGTGATTACGGCACGAAAACCCATAGACGCTAAAGCGTCTTTAAACATTACGCTGTTGTTTAAATAGTTTTGTGCGGTGTCTGCGTTGATGGCTCGAATTACAGCAATGCTCTCGTCTTTTTCGTAGCGGTGAGCCATAAGGATGGTATTCCCCTCGCGCATCATAAACGTGCCTGGCTCCTGGCCCTCTGCCACAATGGATGCCATAACTTGTTCTGGGGAATAAGGCGAGCCGGTTTCCTGCGCGGCGATCTGGATGATCTCCTCGTTGGTCAGCTCCTGGTGCTTTGAGTCAACTACCATTGAATCCTCGAGTCAAAAAATAGGGGTCATTTTTTAATGCGGCTGAGCCTATACAGACCCGAGGCATTCCTATATCTACTTATACAAAAATAGAGAGCCTTTGGCCCTACTGGGTGGGCCCGTTTACCATGCCGACTATTGCCGTGACCCAGTCCTGCCAGGTCTCAAAGCTTTCAGGACCTGGGAGGCCAAACGTGGAAAATGTAGGCAGCCCGATCATTGTCAGAGCGAAGTCTCTCCACTGTTCCTCCGGTAGGTACGGGAGTGGCTCTTGGCCAAAATAGTGCAGCATATTGCCGTTCCATCCCTCCCACGTTGAGTCGCCGGCTATGAATGGAATGCTCTGTATGAACGTTGTCACGGTCGCTCATCACCTGGCTCTGCCGTTATTAAAACGCGTCCCATCTCATAGTGGCCGTTTAATACGTCCGAGCTAAACTTTAGACGCGACTCGCGGTTTTCAATTCGCAGGTCTACCTTGCCGTCATTTGGGCCAAACGTAAACACCGGGGAGAGCTCTTGCGCACCGCGGGCAAACTTACTGCCAATTACTTGTAGGGTCATGTCCCCGGTCTGTACAAAGTCTGGCTCTACACGGCGCAGGTGAATGCGTCGATTTAAACCCCTCGGCGAGTCTTGAGATGGATCACCGCCGACCCAGCTAATGTCGCAGGTTGTGATTGACGCCGGGACAGAGAACGACTCCAATGACGTCACGGCGTTGTTGCCGGTTTCATGGACCCACATCTTATAGCCGCTGGTGACCGGGTAGACAATGTCGCCGATTGCCGGGTACGGAGATATTACCGCGTCTGTAGCCGTAATTAGTGTGGCGTTATAGACCGGGTTAAACGCGGCGGTTTGCACCACGTACTGTGGGTCGCCCGGGGAGTTAGAGAACTGAAAGCTCTTACCTGGGAAGAACTTTGGTGTTACGTTTCCAAGGATATAGAACTGGTTTCCTGCTGGCGCGGGAGCTCCAACCGGTGTTGCGTCTACGTTGTCAGGCAGGTTGAAGATGATGTTAAAGTCCCACGATGCCCAGATTGGGCTTGGAAAAACCTCTGTGGTGTATCCACACGAGCGATGAGTCCCGACCGCCTGCCCGGCGTCGTACCAAATTTTATCTTTGACGTTATAAATAATAGCGTCGTTGCACTCTGTAGACGTGCCGCGGGGATAGAAAAACCAGATCTCATTAAAGCGGGGGACCTTAGTGGCCCACACCTTTTGACGCTGTGCGTAATTCAGATTGTTGTATACCCAGTTAATATTTTTATCGTTAGGTAAAACCTGAACCGTGCCGTTGTAAAGATAGAATCTGTCAACGCCCATCCAGTAATATATGCCATCCATTTCCACTACAGCGTTGGATGACATGATCGAGATCTGGCTGGAAATAATATCGTACTTCCAATACTGCGCTGAGTTGCCGGTAAAAGAAACACGAATCAAACTGTCGGTGGCCCAGAAGAGGCCCGAGGGGGAGTTAGTGCCGCCGCGGACTGGTATGCCTTTAACAATCTTACCCGCGGCCATGTTCACGCGGTTTGCAAGCGTCCCGTTCCAATCCTTAAAATTTTGGTTTGCGTAAACAGCCTCGACGTGGTTGTTTGCAATGAAACCATTAGAGCCGTACACAAAAATAAAGGGGTACAACACGCACACGCCACCGTCTACCTCAATCGGCGCGTTTGTTGCGTTCATTCCCTCAGTATCAGCCAAGGCCTCAAAGTACCACTCTCCGCCAACGCCTGGGATAATGTTTCCGGCGTATACCGGCGTCACGCGATTGTTGTCAATGTTTTCGAGGTTTAACCCGGCGTGCGCAAGCACCTGGAGCGCCCCGCCTTGCGGGTTATACAACATATCAAACTGCCAGGTGTTTAACGGATCTGGTTGGTAGTAGACATTAGCAACCCAGACATTAGTTGGAGCCCCCGCCAAAGACGTAGGCGTAAATGATACGACGGTGTTTACACCACCAAATGTAGCCCCACTAACTGTGTACTGTTGCGCGCCAGGGGTTTGGTTAAACACCACTTTTGTGCCGTTAGGGTAAAGCGCTGTTTGATCTCCCGCAACGGTAAAGGTGCTAGACGTGTTTGATACTAAAGTTTTAACTGCGTACCCGACCAGCATGTTTGCCGGAGATGGGCCGGAGCCCGCACCAAATACGGTGTCGGTAGTAAATGCGTTTAGTGTGTCTTCGTTGCCCGTGAATATGTAGTTTTGTCCGCCATATCCGTTGATGATCATCCCGCGGGCAACGCCGTACCTGTCCTGAAAAATTTCACGGTACCCGCCCATTTTGACGGGGACGCCTCGTTGGAAACGCGTCCAAACCCCATCGGTAAACTCTCGCGACTCAAAGACCGTGCCGTCTCGCTTGATCCCTGACGCAACTCCGAGGGTGTAGATGAGGCTTGACGCCTGTTGCTCATTGGCCATTAAAAGGTGCCGCCAGATATAAGCGCGGCGGTAAAGGTTGCGGGGGTGCTAACACTCAGCGCCAAAGGATTCGATGCGTTAATATTTAACATGTCAAAGCCGTTTGAGGCAACGCGCATGTCGAATGTGCTATTTAAATAAAGCCCGGTTCCAGTGTCGTTAATAAACGTAAACGTTGGCGCAGATACAGATCCGTCGGCGGCAAAGAACGAAGTTGTCGCGCCTTGGGATAACAGGAATGCGTCCGAGCCATCCGTTAAAATAAGCGCCGTGGTTCCTGTTGGCAAAATGATAGGCGCAATTATGCTGCCGGTTACTATTACTTCAATGTTGTAGCCGGCCTGGTTTGTGTCGTTACTAATTACGTAGATCTGCGTAATTGCCGGCAGCTCAACCGTAAGCGTGGTTGTGCGGGTTCCGCTAAGTGCCAGGTATGTCTGGATCGAGGGGGCGAACGCGGTCAGGTCGAACGTGCTACCTGGGATGCTGTCAACGTCGTACGTAGCAGCAGTGTACGCCACGTCTACCTGTCTCGGCAGGCCTACCGTAAAAAAGTTGCCCGTCGAGTAGTCGCAGACGATGATTGCCGAGTCGGTCGGCAAAAAGTCTTGACTGCTAAATCCGTTGATCGTTCTTCCGACCGGCGGGTTGACCGATATTGTTCCAGTCCCGTTGTTTCTTAAAATTACGTACCAGCCGGAGTAGATGGATGCCAAGGTAGGTAGGGCAGCGGATCCTGTTCCGCCAATCCAAACGTATGCCCGCCCACGGTCCGCCTCGACAAACGTAATGTTGTTTGAGGTTCGGATAACTTGGGTGTTAGTAGCAAGCTTGCCCACGATGTCGGTCAAGCCACTGCCCGCCAAGGTGGCGGCGTCAGCAAACGACGTACCAACGCCGAAGGCTACGTTGCCCCAGACGCCGGCAACCGTTGAGTTGTCGGTTAAGTAAACGTACTTAGCCTCGCCCGCGGCAAGGACTAGCCCCTGACCTCCGTTGGCGTCCACCACCGTAAACGAGTTGGCGCCGAGGTTTCTAAAAAGAATGTCCGTACCTACGGCACCCTGATTGCCAGGGGGCAGGCTAATTTCTAAACCGGCGCTTTGCGCAACGCACTCCATAATTCGAGACGCGGGTATGGTCGTGCCACCCGGGACAGTTAAGCCGGGCCAGGTCAGCTCTGCGTTGGAGCTAAAGGTTAGTTCGTAGTAGCTTACGTCGGTAGGCTGTACTACGTCACCCGTAAATGGAGAAACGTAGGTCGGCATTATGGCTCCATGATGTTGGTGTTACGGTCAATGTTTCTACTGGCGTTTTCTGCCTTTAGGGCCTGCATAGCGTTGTCGTACATCCCCTTCCAGAGCTGAAGCTTGTCGGGCGATTTTAAATACCCCTGGGCCTGCAAAAGGGTGCCAAACAAAAGCGCCTGTGGCGCTACTTGCGTGATAAGATTTTGCTGATTCGTTGAATCGAGCGGTTGTACAAGGTTGTAATAAATGATTTCAACTGTGTAATCATCGTCCGGAATCGGCCCAAAAGCCCAGTTACTATAGTCATAATCTGCATAATATTTTGGAACTCCTTGTGAAAATTCAGCCTGCACTTGAGCAACGTAATCTTGCGACCGTTTTAAAACCGGCTCGCCGCTGATCTTCATTGACGTTGTCTTTCTCCACCGTGCCGGCTTGGTTAGCGTTCCGTCGCCTGTAATTAACGTGGTTGTAACGACGGTCATCTCCCACAGAGTTTTTATCTGTGCAGATATTTCTTGCTCGGCCATGGCAATCAGTCGAGGTATTTGATCTACGAACGAGGTGTCATCTCGTTCGGAGTACCTGATGATGTCTTCCACCAGGCTGTCGTAGGTCATTACGTATGCCGGCATTGTTATCTCGTGTAATAGGATACGTTGGGCGTGAGGAAGATGCCGCTCTTATCGCGCTCTTCAACCTCAGCCTGGGCAAGCCAGAACGTGGCCTGCTGCTCTAGGTATTGAATTCTGTTTAAATCAACACCGGGAATCTGCAACGCCACTTGATGTGAGAGCTGCTTTTGTATTGCCGCGATCCAGCGGTTGGGGATGTAGAGCTCGTTTGAAAGAGATCCAACGTCCTCCACCTGTTTTTCGATGATCAACTGAAATACCTGGAAGTCCGTGTTGGGGATCGGCCACAGGTACATCTGCGGCGTAATCTGCCGGTTAAACCAGTACTGCAGCGATCGGTCGCTGTTGAACTGTTTGTTTGGCAGATCCCAGTAGTCGTCCCGGTTTAGTCGAGCCAGTGGGATGTCTTGCTGTGTGTATGTGTACGTCATCGCTCGCAGCGAGAACGTAGAAGCCACAGTCTCACGCAGTCGCAGGTAGGTGTACCCGGGTGTTGGCTCTACGGTAAAGTAGTACCACTCGCGGTCCTGAAGAACCACCTCCGGCAGCGTCTGGCGCAGGGTCCAGGTGATGCCGTCTTCACTTGTCTCAAATACAAAGTTGTAGGTGGCGTTTCCGTACGAGTTAAACCCGACCTGAAAGATACGCTCTGGGCTGCTGTAGGATACGCCAAACCAGTTATTTGGTACGGTCGAAGTACCGAAGGTGTCAAGGTCCTGGTCAAACACTAGGGGCGCTGTGAGGTTTGAGACCGGCAAAGCGGCGGTGATCTGCGGCGTAATAATGTAGCGCCAGTTTGCCTTACGAACGTCCACGGTGCCCTCCGGCAGCGTGATGATTGTCTGGTCTTTTACCGTTCCAATCAGTTTGTTCTCAAGCATCCAGAGGTTGACGCCTCGGTTGGACGAGTTCTGAAGAATATAAAAAAGCGCCTGTTTGGCGGCGTTGATATACTCAGGTGTCTGCTCTTCCGCAGTCTTTCCCGCCTCGCGAAAGGCGTACTCGACCATCTGCGAAACGTTTATTTTGGTCTGGTTAGTAGTTCCAGAGTAGGCCACAACTTATCTCCCGCGTCCGGATGTCCGCTTTGGTACGTTAGATTTTGCTCGCTCTGGCAGGTTCTTTTTTGCGGGGCCGGCGGAGACAAACTCTTTGCCTACCTTTTTGGGTATGCCAATGTTTGACTTGCCAGCCGCTGCCGCGTACATAGCGCGCTGTTGTGCTTTGGATTCGATTGGCATTAGCAAGCGCTCCCGCCGCCTGCGTACTGACCAATGGCCTGCAGACCACGCATGATGTCTTGTGTCGGGGTCATGGGCGCGCTCATGGGCTGTATGCCACCGGCGGCCTGCTGTGCCCCCATAGGAGCCGCGGTTGGGTCGGTAGCCAGGGCCTGTTGCCCAATTGGTCCCAGGCCTGCGTTACCCGGCATCGGACGTCTACGGCGGCCTTGTTGTTGAGCCATTGCCTGCATGAGCGCCTGTCTTTCAACGTCGGACATGCCCATCTGACCGGGAACCTGGCTGCCGTCGGCCATCTCGATTGGCTGATCCATAGGCATGTCCATGGCCGCGCTGGGGGCCTCGGGGGCTGCGGGTAGGGTGCCTATCATGGACGCGGTCATCGTCTTGCCAGCAGGCTTGTTAACGGTCTTGGGGGACTCTTTCTTTTTGCCAGTAGCTGCGCTGGGTGTGTTGGCCTTGCCGGCCTTTGTCTTTTTGGTCTGGGCAATGGCCTTTTTGTCGTCCTTACCCTTTTTCATCTCAATCGCGCCGCCGTCCTTCATGGGGTTGCACACGCCGCCACCGGCTTTGTACTTGCGCGCCGTACCGCACTCTTTTTTGGAGCGACCGCCGTTTTTGAGCTTGATCTCGGTCTTCTCTTCGCCCTTGTGCTTAGCAGACTCGTGCTGGCCCACGGCCTTTTTGATCATTTTCTTGTCTTTAACGATGTCCTTTTTCTCTTCAGCCTTTTCTTTGCTGCGTGAAGAATAGACCGATCCACCCTCCTTGTAGCAGGCGATGTCTGATTTCATCTTGGGATTTGATTTAAAGCCGTCCATTCGAGTCTCCTAAAATTGGGTGGATCTAATACTACTTATGCAAAAAAGCTAGGCCACAAGGCCCGGTAGGTATACGGTCTTGCCGTCCT